ACAAACGGCATTGAACCACCTAGAGATTATTTAAGTATTAAAAAATCTAAAAAAGGTACATTAAAACAAGTTGTACCTGATTATAACAAACTAAAGAACTTTTATACTCTTTTATGGGACATGAAAGGGAACGAAGGATATATAAATATCGTTGCAGTAATGCAAAAGTATTTTGACCAAGCGATTAGTGGAAATTGGTCTTACAATCCAGAAAATTATGAAGACAATCAGGTGCCTGTATCAGTAATGGCACAAGACCTTTTGTCAACATACAAGTATGGTTGGAAGACAAGTTATTATCAAAATACTTATGACGCTAAACGAGATATAGATGAACCAAGTCATCCTGTTGGATGGATTGACAATGTAAAAGAAGAGGCGGCTTTGAGTAATCCTGCTACTGAACATTTAAATGGTCAGTTGCCGTTAGAGGAAGAGGATTGCGACAGTTGTACAATTTAAATGGTAAAGTTTGGAGAACACATCACTCTTGATTTTCTTGGTGTTAAAAAAGAATATACGCCAGATTTTTTCAAAGATGTTGTTAATAAAATTGCAAAGGCCACAAAGGTAGAAATACTTAATGTTTCTGAACATGTATTTAAACCTCAAGGATTTACTTTGATTGCTCTTCTAGCGGAAAGTCATATGAGTTTTCATACCTTTCCAGAAAAAGGAATTATCAGTTTTGATTTCTTTACTTGTGGAGAAACTCCTCCTACAGCAGCTTTAGATATACTAAAGAAAGAAATTGAACATGAAAGAATAGTGACACGAAAATTTGATAGGAGTACCGTGAGTTATAAAGAAGACATTGACAATACAGATGGACAAAAGAATTATTATGTTGTAAATAATGTTCTTGAAGATTTTATATCTAAAGAAAAACAACATATAGAAGTATTAGATTTAGCAGAATATGGTAAATCTCTTTTTATTGATGATGAAATACAAGTTGCCGAAAGTGATGAAAACATTTATAGTGGTACAATGGTAGAGGCGTCTTCAAGATTACACTCTGTTAATCAGAATATAGCTGTAATTGGTGGTGGTGATGGTGGTGTTGTGAGAGAATGTCTTGATAAAGGATTTGGAGAGATTGATTGGTTTGAATTGGATCCAGAAGTAGTTAATGTTTGTGAAAAACATTTATCTAAAATTGGAATTAAAGATAACAAATCTGTTAATCGTATTTGGGGGGACGCATTTAAAAGTATTACAAAGATTAAAGATAGAAAGTATGATAAAATTTTTGTAGATTTAAATGATGATGATGAATGTATAAACCTAGCAATAAGTAATATGAAGAATTTAAAAAGAATTTTAAAACTAGACGGTGTTATAGTGACACAGGTTGGAAGTCAAGATAGGGCACCAAAGCAGGTGGATAAATGGCTTGATGTATTTTATAATCATTTTGAAAATGTAGGAAATATAGCAAGATTTATTCCAAGTTTTGATTGCAGTTGGAATTTTATATCAGTAAAGGGAATGAAATAAATGAGTAGAAGTGTATTTAATAAAGCAAAAGGTTTAGATTTCACAAAGCAACCAATGTTTTTTGGTGAAGATTTACAAGTACAACAATATAGTGATATGAAATATCCTATATTTGATAAGTTAAATCAACAAGCATTAGGTTATTTTTGGAGACCAGAGGAAGTTTCTTTACAGAAAGATAGAAACGATTACCAAGAACTATCTGAACAACAAAAGTTTATATTTACATCTAACTTAAAGTATCAAACTATGTTAGATAGTGTTCAAGGTAGAGGACCTTGTTTAGCATTTTTACCATTTGTATCTAATCCTGAATTAGAGGGTTGTATTGTCACATGGGATTTTATGGAAACAATTCATAGTAGAAGTTATACATACATTATTAAAAATTTATATTCTAATCCAAATGAAATATTTGATACAATCATAGAAAACGAAAAGATTGAACAAAGAAGTAAATCTGTTACAAAAACCTATGATGAGTTAATTGAAATGGGTTATAAATGGCACCTTAATAAAGATAAGGTTGATTTATATGAACTTAAAAAGAAAATGTACCTTGCAATGGTAACTGTAAATATACTAGAGGGTTTAAGATTCTATGTATCATTTGCTTGTTCATTTGCATTTGGTGAACTAAAACTTTTAGAAGGTTCTGCTAAAATTATATCTTTTATTGCAAGAGATGAAAGTCAACACCTTGCAATGTCACAAGCTATCATTAATAATTGGCATGACCGTAATGATGACAAAGACATGTTAAAGATTAGAAAAGAAGTTGAGAAAGATGTTTATAAGATGTATGACGAAGCTGTAGAAGAGGAAAAAAGGTGGGCAACATATCTATTTTCACAAGGAAGTATGATTGGGTTATCAGAAAAACTGTTACACCAGTTTGTAGAATATATGGCAAACCGAAGGATGAAAACGATAGGTCTGAAACCAAGTTACGAACAAAAAACAAATCCTCTGCCGTGGGTAGACCATTGGCTGAACAGCAAAGGAATGCAAAACGCACCACAGGAAACTGAAATAGAATCCTATGTTATCGGTGGTATCAAACAAGATGTCACTAAAGACCAATTCAAAAAATTTAAATTATAATGGCATTAGAAAAACGAAAAAATACCTGTTCTTCCTGCGAAACTAAATATACTATAAGTTGGGATATTGAAGAGCAAGACTTGGAACCAATAACTTGCCCATTTTGTGGCCATGAGGTAGAGCATGAAGAATATGAAGAAGAACGACACGAAGACGAAGAAGGAAGAGGACTGGACGAGGACGAAAGTTGGAATTGATTATAGTCTAACAAGCCCAGCAGTCCACATTGAAGATTTTAAAACAGGTACCTTTTCATTTCATTATCTGACAAATAAAAAGAAATGGACAGGTAGAATAGGTGAAAATATTACTGGTTATGAACATAAAGAATGGAACGACCCTATTGAAAGATTCGGATATATCTCCGATTTTGTTATGGACTTACTTTCCTCATACATACGACCACTTATTTTCATTGAAGGATATTCCTTTGGTTCAAAAGGCCAAGGTTTATTTCAAATTGCTGAAAACTGTGGTATTCTTAAATACAGATTACTACAAGAAACATATGGTTACAATACAGTTGTACCTAGTGTTGTTAAAAAAGGTGCTACAGGAAAAGGTAACGCCGATAAAGATATGATGTACGAAGCGTTTGTAAAAGAATTACCAGAATATAACTTGAAAAAATTATTTGATACCGAAAAGGTAGGCAATCCACTATCAGATATAGTAGATAGCTATTATGTGAAAAAGGTTGGTTATGAAAATCTATCTATTTAATACCAAAAAATCATCACTACCATTTCTACAAGCATTCTGTAAAAAACATGAACATGAAGTCTTTACTGCTAAAGAAAATGAAAGTGCAAAAGGTAAAGGTGCTGATAGATTTAATGATTACAGTTGGCCAACATGGAATGGTGAAATACCCGAAGACACAGCAATTGCTTTCCAAGGCCTTGTAAGAGGAACGAAACAGGTACACGAAGTTTGTACTACAGATTGGTATTACTTTGACCAACCTTATTTTTTTAGTAATGATTACCAACAATCTGACACAGGCGACAGATGGTATCGTATCTGTAAAAACAATACTCAAAAAAATTATTTAGAAAAATCTTATAAAGTTGATAGAAGATTTGATAAACTACTAGAACGAATTAATCAAAAATGTAAAGATGAATTAACACAAAAACCATGGCAATATGATGGTGAACATATACTTGTAATACCACCTAGTTATCATACAGCACATTGGTATGGTATTGATAGACACCAATGGACACAAGACATTGTTAAGAAGATTGCAAAACATGATAGAAAACACCCTATTGTAATTAGAGAAAAATTTAAAAACAAAGCAGATTGGGGAGAAAGATTAGATAAACCATTAAGTGAAGACTTAAAGAATTGTTATGCTATGGTTTCTTTCCATTCAATGTGTGCTGTACATGCAGTTATGGCTGGTATACCTAGTTGGTGTAGTGAACATTCGCCTGCTTATCCTGTAAGTTTAGGTTTAAACGAATTAGACCAAATCAAAGACCCTTTATATGCTGGTGATAGACAAGATTGGGTAAAATCTTTAATGTGTTCCCAATTTACAGAAACAGAAATGAAATCAGGTCAAGCATATGGGCACTTAAACGGAGAAAATATATGGTAAGAAAAATAATCAATTGGTTTAAAACCAAGTGGCAAAAATTTAAAGCAAAGAAACAGGACCCTTTTATATACAAATGAGAATATTAGGTATCAATTGTCTAAACCATGACGCAGCTATGGCCGTGGTAGATGGTAAGGAAATAATGTGGGCTGCTCATGCAGAGCGTTATTCTAAAATTAAGAATGACCAATTTCTTAATTGGCCTATTGTTAATGAGGCAATGAGATATGGACCATTTGATATGGTTGTTTATTATGAAAAACCATGGTTGAAAAAACAAAGACAGTTTAAAGCAGGTCAATATAAGATTGCATTAGACCCTAGAGAATTACCTAGTGTATATTTAAGACAGTTTGGTATTAAAATAGATGAATACGCAACACATCATCATTCTCATATGGCAGGTGGTTATTATACATCACCATTTGATGACGCAATGACATTAACTATTGACGCAATAGGTGAAATGGAAACTATGACAATATGGGATAATGAAAATAAGATTGCTCGTCAACAATAT